GAAGTAGTAACTAAAGCAAAAAAGAAACGATTGATAGCATAACACTCTAACATTTAATTATTAAAGGAAAATTATGTATAGTGCAACAAGAGGTAGTTTACTCATTAAACGAATTGAAAATTCAAAAACAACTTCAACGGGTATCATTTTGAAATCTAGTGATGAAGCTGAGTTTGCTAAAGTTCTATCAATTGGCTCTGATATTACTGATGTTAATGTTGGTGATTTTGTATTAGTCAATTGGAATAAAACAAAGCATCTGAAAAAAATGGTATACTATGTTAAATTGGAAGATGTTGTTGCGGTGAAAGAAGATGAAAATGAAGAAGTAACTTCGGAAGACTTTGAATAATACTCAAGATAAAGAAATCGAACTATGAAACTAACAAGACAGCAGATTGAGAAGTTGCACCAAGTATATAACCACTTTCATGAAATAAACGAGTTTACTGTTACTGTTGATGATAATGACATGGTGTCTGTTAGTTTTGATATGAAGGACATACCCAATAAAGTGGAAATTAGTAAGAGTAAAGAGTTTATCCCACAGGTATACAAATAACGTATTCCTGGCGTTCGTTCAACGGATAGGACAGGAGTCTTCTAAACTCTTAATGGGGGTTCGATTCCCTCACGCCGGACCAATCATTGTGGAGGTAATTATGCCAGCAGTATTTTTAGTTAGTGATACACATTTTGGTCATGCTGGCGTATGCCGTTTTATGCGGAACGATGGTGTGACTAAACTTAGACCATGGGATAATCCAGAAGATATGGATGAAGAAATGGTTAGAAGATGGAACGACACCGTTCGACCAAACGATAAGGTTTATCATCTAGGCGATGTTGTTATCAACCGCAAAGCATTGAAGATACTTTCTTTGCTTAACGGTGATAAGGTTTTGATACGTGGTAACCATGATATCTTCCGTGATGATGAATACAGAAATTACTTCCGTGAACTACGTGCCTATCATGTAATGAACGGAATGATTCTTTCACATATTCCTATTCATGAAGCCAGCCTTGGTCGCTTTGGTACTAACATACATGGGCATTTGCATTCTAACCGTGTTACACGGCTAGACACTTATCTTAGTGAACCGGTGATTGATGTTAGATATCACTGTGTATGTGTAGAACAAACTGACTTTGCTCCTATACTGTTTGAAGATGTTATCAAGCGTATTAAAGCAGAAGGTGGTACTATTGGATTTAAGAATGGTAACGGTCCAATCGTAGATTAATAGAAATAAATTGCGGGGTAGCGCAGAGGTAGAGCGTTGGACTCATAATCCAAAGGTCGTGCGGTTCGAATCCCACCCCCGCAACCAACTATAGATTTGAATTATTACCTACAGCTAAAACACAACCAAAATCTTCATTGTGTTCTATTAGTGTCCACGAACCTGTTTCTTTGTTAGAAAACATTGAGAGTTGAGTTGGAGGATTGTATAGTCCATTAGAATATGAAAATTGTAAAACTTCTCCATATTGAATTTTTATTTTTTGAGTAAATTCTTCTAGTTCATAACAGACTACTGGTTTGTCTTTTCTTAGTTCTAAAGCAAAGGCACTATTCGCAAACAACATAGCAATAATGATTAATTTTTTCATTTTTCTATCCTTTTGGTGGTATTTCACAATCAATCCATATTAGATTATTATACTGCTCATACATCCAACCTCCTTTAGGAATCAAACAACGACCTAACTCTGGTGAATGTTCTATTCGGACTTGAACTACTGCCCATATTAACCACGTGATGTAGATTATAAAAGTTAAACCTATTCCCCATTTCCAACCATCACATTTTAATCTGTTGATTCGTTTTCTTTTCAGTATTGCCGCTTCTCTATCCTTTTTCATTTTAGCAGAAATAGCAATGCTTTGCTCTTCCTGAATTTTGTCCATCATCTTTTCAACTTTAGTATATAGGTCACCTAATTCGGGAGGACATTGATATACCATAATTTCACGAAGTTCTGCTTGCATAGCCTGGAGTTTGGTTTGCATCAAAACTCTAGATAAGGCACGTTTACCTACGCTATGGGGTCCATCATAAACTTCATATGCATGGTTTTCTTCTTCTTCAAAGATAGCCATGCAAGTAGCCATATTTTCAAAGTAAGCACCTAAACTTTCACCGATTGCTGTATATACATCATCGGGTTGTTTTTTGCTAAGTTCAATTACTCGATTTTTTTCTTGAACGTACTGATTGTGTTCGGCAACAGTAGGAGGACGGTCTTTATGGGCGTTATGAAACTGGGATTCTAGGTCACTAAGAATTCCCTTAACATCACCTGCTGCTGACGAAATTTCTTTGTAAAGTTTACAGCCTTGTTTGACGGCAGCAACCGCTCCATTGGCCAAGGCAAACAGCGTAATCGGGTCCATCTTGTTTTTTTAGTCACAATGAACATACCGAAATATTTCCTTTTAGTTTATTTTAGCCTAATAGTTAATTTCATGCTTTCGGCAAGATTTTCTATTTGTTGGTCTGCTTTTTCTGTCAGTGGTTTCCAAAAATCATAAGTAAGATTGTTTAATGCTTTTGTGTAGTGAAGCCAACCATCTCTTTTCAGGTTTACCATTTCACACATAAAATCTTGATTCTTTTCTAAAACCATGTTAATATTGATAGGTAAGGAAGGCATGTATGTGTTCCACATCATAATATTTCCTTTCGGGGTGGGAAAAACTTATAAGTATTTATGCCATTCAAATGCTTGATTTTCTTAGACAATAACTATATAATCATGTGACTACGGGCTATCCGTTCACCCTTATTATGGAGTTCATTATGTTACTAATTTTCAAGCTAATTTCTGGTGAAGAAATTCTAGGTGATTTGGAAGAAGAATCTATACTATCTTCAAATGCAACTATACGCATTATTAATCCAGTAGGTATTTCCTATGTGCAAGGACAAGATGGTAGACCTAATATTGGTTTTGTTCCTTTTCCACTATACGCACCAAAAACAAAAAATATGGTGTTTGACATAAACAAGGACAAAGTAGTATACTGGTACGCACCCGCAGAAGACTTTGTAAACAACTATAACCAATTATTTGGTTCTGGTATCGTAGTTCCACAAAAACAAATCATCACAGGTTAATGGCTAACTTCTATACAAACGTTCAATCGTCAGGTAATTATATCCTCTATCGAGGTGTGCATGAAGGTAAACGAATCATGCACCGGATAGAATATCAACCTACACTTTATGTTCCATCTAAGAAAAAAGAAACACCATTCAAAACATTGAGTGGTGATTTTCTGGATGAAATAAAACAAGGCTCATTACGTGATGCAAAAGAGTTCATTCAGAAATACGAAGGAGTAGATAATTTTCTAATCTATGGTAATACAAGATACGAATATTCATTTATTGCTGACCAACATCCTACTGACGTTGATTGGGACGTTTCTGATATTCTGATTGCAGTTATTGATATCGAGGTTGGTTCAGAGAATGGTTTTCCTGAACCTGCTTCTGCCTCTGAACCAATCACGGCTATTTGCATAAAGTATCTAAACAAAAAGACTTTTGTATTTGGTTGTGGTGATTACAAAGTACAAGGTAATGAAGAATATATCAAATGCAAAGATGAACATGATTTATGCAAAAAGTTCATGAAGCTGTGGTCAGAAAACTATCCTGATATTATCAGTGGTTGGAATATTAAGTTCTTTGACTTTCCATATTTGATTAATCGTATGCATAAAATACTTGGTGAGAATGAAACAAGGAAACTATCACCATGGAATTACATTGGGCAACGTACAACAGTGTTGATGGGCAGAGACCATTCTGTCTATGACATGAAAGGTGTTGCAATGTTAGACTACATCGAACTGTATCGTAAATATGCTCCTGGTGGTGCATCACAAGAGTCCTACAAATTAAACAATATCGTATCAGTCGAAGTTGGTGAGAGTAAATTATCCTACGATGAGTATGATAGTTTACATGACTTATATCGTTTAAACTTTCAAAAGTTTATCGAGTATAACATCAAAGACGTTGAGTTGATTGAGAAGTTGGATGACAAACTAAAGTTGTTTGAGTTGGCACTAACTCTTGCCTATGATAGTAAAACTAATTTTGATGATGTGTTTGCACAAGTTCGTATGTGGGATGTTCTTATCTATAATCACTTACGTGAAATGGGTATCGTTATTCCACCATCTACTAAAAATAGAAAAGATGAAGCATACGAAGGCGCATATGTCAAAGACCCAATTGTTGGAAAACATGATTGGGTTGCATCATTCGACTTGAATAGTCTGTACCCGCATTTGATTATGCAATACAACATTAGTCCAGAAATGCTGGTTCAGCCAGAAAACTACAATCAAGAAATGTTTGAAATTATTAGTAACGGTGTCAATGTAGATAAGTTACTAAACAAAGAGGTTGATACATCAAACCTAAACGGAGTAACACTAACACCAAACGGGCAATTCTTTTGGACAGATAGGCAAGGCTTCTTACCTGCAATGATGGAGAAAATGTATGAAGACCGTAAGGTATACAAGAAGAAAGCCATTCAAGCCAAAAAAGATTTAGAAGTTGAAACCGACTCAACAAAGCGATATGAAATCGAAAAAAGAATTGCACGATATAACAACTTGCAACTTGCTAAGAAAGTTTGTTTGAACTCAGCTTACGGTGCATTAGGTAATGAGTACTTTAGATTCTTTGATATTCGACAAGCAATGGCAATTACTAGTGGTGGTCAATTGTCTATCCGTTGGATTGAAAATAAACTAAATGGTTATCTAAACAAATTACTTAAAACTGAAAAAGACTATGTTATTGCATCTGATACTGACTCAATTTATCTCAATCTTGGTCCATTAGTGAACAAGATGTTTCAATCGGATGAGAAACCTGAAAAAGTTATTGCATTCATGGACAAGGTTTGTGAGAATAAGATTCAACCGTTTATTGATGAGAGTTATGAAGAACTAGCTACATACGTCCATGCTTATGCACAAAAAATGCAAATGAAGCGAGAAGCATTAGCAAACAAAGGATTGTGGACAGCAAAGAAACGATACATCATGAATGTCTACGACAACGAAGGTGTCCGTTATAATGAGCCTCATATGAAAGTCATGGGTCTTGAAATGGTGAAGTCTTCTACACCATCTTATATCCGTGACAAGATGAGTTCTGTCATTAAAATTATGATGAATGGTACCGAAGAAGAACTGCAAGATTATATTACAGATTTTCGTAATGAGTTTGCAAACTTACCACCAGAAGATATTTCTTTTCCACGTGGTATAAATGGTATCGAGCAGTATAGTGACAAAGTACAGTTATATAAGAAAGGTACACCAATACATGTTAAAGGAGCCATACTATATAATTATTACTTAAAAGAAAAAGGCTTGGATAAAAAGTATCCTGCCATTAAAGAAGGCGAGAAAATTAAATTCGCTTATCTTAAACAACCGAATCCATTTCATTCAGAAACAGTAATTGGATTTCCGGTAAGGCTTCCTAAAGAGTTTGAAATTAATGATTATGTTGATTATGAAAAGCAATTTGAAAAATCTTTTGTTGAGCCACTAAAGCCAATCCTCAATTGCATGGGTTGGACAATCGAACGTCAATTCAATTTAGATAGTTTTTTCTCATGATAATATACTTAACTTTTTTAAATGCAATACTTCTATCCGGTGTTGCTGCATATTATTCCGTAATTGGATTAGCATCCATATTCCCTGGTGCTTTTTGGCCTGTTGTTTTGATGGGTTCAGTTTTAGAATCTGCAAAGTTAATAACAACATCTTGGTTATACAATAATTGGAAAACAGCACCAAGAATATTAAAATGGTATCTAACTTCAGCAGTTGCTATACTAATGCTCATTACATCAATGGGTATTTTTGGTTATTTGTCTAAAGCACATTTGGAACATTCTACTGATATTGGTCCTGTTGCAGATAAAGTGGCAATGTATGATGATAAGATTAAAACATTAAAGGAGAATGTAGATGCAAACAAGTTGGCACTTAAACAGCTTGATGCGGCTGTGGACCAAGTCATGGTACGAACAGAAGATGCGAAAGGAGCAGAACGGTCGGTTCAAATCCGCAAAGCCCAACAGAAAGAACGCATACAACTTACTGATGAGATTGCGAGGCAACAAAAAGAAATTGGTAAACTCACAGAAGAACGTTCGCCGTTTGCGAATGACCTCCGCAAGGCTGAATCGGATTTCGGCCCGATTAAATATGTTGCCGAATTGATTTACGGCTCAGGAGACAGAGATATTATTGACAGAGCAGTTCGTTTGGTGATTATGCTTATTATGATTGTGTTTGACCCATTGGCTGTGTTACTATTAATATCTGCAAATATTTCTATGAAAGAAAGAGATGCAAAGGTTAACGAAAAAATCAAAACGAGAGAGATTGAGATACCTGTATACATCTCTAAAAACAAAGACTTTAAGGATAAATCTGAAGAAGATGCAAATGAAGTTAAGGAGACTAAAGAAAAGAGTAAGAGTAATGCCAAGACTGGCAAAGTTGAAGTTGATAAAGAGAATTTAGTAAAAATGGAAGAACAAGAAGAACCTGCGGAGAAACGTGGGTTTCCAAATAGAAAGAATAATTTAGAACCAAAATACGATTATGAAGAAGAATTATCTTTCAAAGAAAAGAAACAACTTGATGGTGGTAAATTTTAAAGGATGATATATGAGCATACTAGACAAGATTAAAAAGAACAGCAGTATCAAAGAATCTGCTATTCTATCTAAATCAAAATTCTTCACGCAGAAGGATATGATTGCAACTTCTGTACCGGCAATTAACATTGCATTAAGTGGTAAACTAGATGGTGGTCTAACACCAGGTCTTACCATGTGGGCAGGTCCATCGAAGCACTTTAAAACTGCTTTTAGTCTATTGATGGCAAAATCATATCTAGACAAATACGAAAATGCTGCTTTATTGTTTTATGATTCTGAGTTTGGTACTCCTCAATCATATTTTGATTCATTTGGTATCGATACTAACCGAGTTCTACATACACCTCTTACTGACATTGAGCAACTGAAATTTGATATTATGCAGCAGTTGTCTGGTATCGAAAGAGATGATAAGCTAATCATTATTGTTGATTCTATTGGTAATCTAGCATCGAAGAAAGAAGTTGAAGATGCACTAGAAGGTAAATCTGTTGCTGACATGAGTCGTGCAAAACAAGTCAAATCGTTATTTCGCATGGTAACACCTCATCTCACAATGAAAGATATACCGATGATTGTTGTTAACCATACGTACAAAGAAATTGGTTTGTATCCTAAAGATATCGTTGGTGGTGGTACAGGTTCTTATTATTCAGCAGATAATATCTTTATTATTGGCCGTCAACAAGAAAAAGAAGGAACTGAAGTCATTGGATACAATTTCATAATCAACGTAGAAAAGAGTCGTTATGTTAAATAGAAATCTAAAATTCCTATCAATGTATCTTTTGATGGTGGCATTAGTAAGTGGTCTGGTCTCCTTGATATTGCTATGGAGTCCAAACATGTGGTCAAACCATCCAATGGTTGGTATTCACGGGTAGATATTGACACTGGTGAAATTGAAGATAAGAAATTCAGAATCAAAGATACTGATACCAAAGACTTCTGGCTTCCTATTCTAAAACAAAAATCCTTCCAAGAATTTATCGAAAATAAGTATTCTATTGCTCATGGTGAAATTATTAGCGATAATGATATCGAAACATCATTTGAAGTAGAGACAATGAATGGAACTTAATATGAACAAATTACATACGGAGAATAATAATGATTGAAGGAGTAGACTATTGCTTCATTTATCCTAAAGAAAACCAGACAGAAGTTAATATCAAATTTCTGGAAGGACCATATAAAAATACAACATACAAATATGGAAAAGTAAAATTTGAAGAAAAAGATAATCAAATGTATTTACTTTTTGCATATGATGTATTAGAATCTGATGCTATGGCTCCAAAGAAATTAGAAAAAGATGAAGACTTCAAAAATTACATTGGAGATTTGCTTGTTGAACTCATGTCCGGAAATCTTGAACAGGAAATAATTGATGAAACTGGAACAGACGATATTAAAGAACCTGGTATTTGAGGAAGATTACTTACGTAAAGTTTTGCCTTTTCTGAAGGCAGATTATTTTTCCGATAGAATAGAAAAACTAATTTATAATGAAATTGAAGCGTTCACTCAAAATTACAATACTACGCCAACGATTGAAGCGATTGGATTGGCCATCAAAGAAAGGCGTAATCTTTCGAATGATGAAGTGCAGAAGTGCGAAAGCTATCTACAAGAAATTATTGACACTAAGCAAGAAAAATCCCAGATACAATGGCTTACTGACAAGACCGAAAAGTTTTGCCAAGAGAGAGCCATTTACAATGCGGTTTTGGGGTCTATTTCTATACTCGATGGTAAAGACAAAACCAACGACAAAGGTTCGATACCCAAGATATTATCGGATGCCCTTGCAGTAAGTTTTGATAATTCTGTTGGTCATGATTACTTAGAAAATTCTGATGAACGGTATGAGTATTATCATAGAACAGAAGTCAAACTACCATTTGATTTAGACTACTTCAATAAAATTACAAAAGGTGGACTCCCACCAAAAACATTGAACATAGCACTTGCAGGTACGGGTGTTGGTAAATCTTTGTTTATGTGCCATGTTGCTGCAAGTTCAATGGTTCAAGGAAAAAACGTACTATATATTACTATGGAGATGGCAGAAGAACGTATTGCAGAACGTATTGATGCCAATCTATTAAATGTCACTATCGATGAGTTGGTTCAATTACCCAAAGATTTGTATGACAAGAAAGTTGGTAAAGTCAAACAAATGACTACGGGTAAACTTATTATAAAGGAATATCCAACTGCGGCTGCATCCGCAATACATTTTAGGACTCTACTAAATGAACTTCATCTCAAGCGTAATTTTGTACCTGATATCGTTTTCATTGATTATCTTAACATCTGCTGTTCTGCTCGCATTAAAACTGGTGCGAACGTTAATTCCTACACATATGTTAAAGCAATCGCTGAAGAACTTAGAGGTCTTGCTGTCGAGTTTAATGTTCCTATTGTATCTGCTACCCAAACTACACGGAGTGGATATACGAGTAGTGACCCAGGCCTCGAAGATACAAGTGAATCCTTTGGACTCCCAGCAACAGCAGACCTCATGTTCGCTCTTATCTCATCTGAAGAACTCGAAGCACTTGGTCAAATGATGGTCAAACAATTGAAGAATCGTTATTCTGACCCAACAGCCTATAAACGATTCGTGATTGGTGTTGACAGAGCAAAGATGAAATTGTATGATGTAGAACAAGGAGCACAAGGTAATATTGTCGATGCAGGAACAAAACCTAATTTTCCACCATCTTCAGGTAAAAAGAAATCGTTTGGAGATTTAAAAGTCTAATAAATA